GCGAATCCATGCCCCGGCTGCTTCCATGTAGTCCCCGAACACTGCTCCGATGTCCTCGCCGCACTGGCTCAGAGCCTCCAGCAGCTGCCCAGCGGTGCGGTCGCAGCAGCCGGAGGTTGGCATATACTTGCCGTCTTTGTTCTTCCATGTTTCTGTGACATAGCCCACGAAATCATCTGCTTCAAACAGCGTTTCGATATATTGGGAAAGTTCCTGTGCTGGATTCCATGTTTCCGGCTCTGGAATGGGGATGTCCTGTGCTTCTTTTCGGCTGGTAACCACATAATCTTCCCCAATGGTGTCATCCCAGTTCAAGGCATGAGATTCTTTTTTGGAATACTGGGGGCGGTAGCCGTTTTCCAGTGCCAGATGCACAATCGTTCCGGCAGTGACGGGATGTTCGCAGCCTGCAAAGGTTCGCCATTTCTTTTCGCATTCGCCCTTGTGATAACGTGCAGCATCTCGCTGTGACCAGACATCCCAAAGCGAACAGTCATAGCCGGCATCTTTCAACGCCATGCCCACGCCGCACCATTCCTGATAGGTTAAGGATGCAGGGTCGATATAGTCCAGTAGTTCGTCTAAATTGTTATTTCTATCATCCATTTATCCATGCTTCACCCCTCCGGTATATATTCTGATGCGGTAATGCTGTTTGGGACACGCCAGCCATTTGCAGCGATGCGGTTAATCAGATTTTTTGCCGCATCGAATTTCCAGCCGCCGACGTGCTGAAACCCGTACTTTTCCAAGCAGCGAATTTGTTTTGGCGTTGCCAGTCCGCTTTGCTGTCGCTGAGCCACCGCACGCAGAATCTGTTCTGCTTTTCCGGCACTCTCTACGGCATCGGGATTGATGCCCCGTTTTTCCAGGTCTTTTTTCTGCTGGGCGGTCGGGGGGCTGGATTCCCACCCGAACGCCGGAACATAGCCAGACAAATCCTGCGACTGAATCGACAGTTCATATTGCAACGGGTCGACCAGCTTCGATTTTCGTTTTTTCATCGCTTCCAGCTTTTCGGCAAGCTTCGCTTCTCGGTCTGCGACTACGTCTTCGGATGCCCGATTCTCTGCTGCTTCGATGTCGATCGGGATGCCGACTTGCTCTTCCAGCAGCTGGGTCATCTTCTGCTGTACGGCTTCGTCCTCGCAAATCAGGCACGCCGGACGGCAGAGTTCATGCTTTTCGGTATTCCACAAAAAATCCAGTAACAACAGATGGTCTTTGCCCTCTGCCAACCGTGTGCCACGCCCGACCATCTGGCAGTATAGGGCACGCACTTTGGTTGACCGCAGCACGACCACGCAATCCACATCCGGACAGTCCCAGCCCTCTGTGAGCAGCATACTGTTGCAGAGCACGTTGTACTTGCCATCCGCAAAATCCTGCAAGATTTGTTCTCGGTCATCGGATTCGCCGTTGACCTCTGCCGCACGGAATCCGTGCTGACAGAGCAAATCACGGAACTTTTGAGAGGTTTTGACCAGCGGCAGGAATACCACCGTTTTGCGGTCAGCACAGTGCTTTGCCATTTCGGCGGCGATTTGTTCCAGATAGGGGTCTAACGCCGTGGCAATCTCTCCGGGCTTGTAATCGCCGGCAGTTGTTCCAACCTGTGTAAAGTCAATCTGAATCGGGACGGTCAACGCCCGAATCGGGGTTAAGTATCCCTCGTGGATTGCCTGCGGCAGGGTGTATTCATACGCTAAGCTGTCGAACACCTTGCCCAGATTTTGCTTGTCGCCACGGTCTGGCGTTGCCGTTACGCCCAGCACATGAGCATTTGCGAAATGATTCAAAATCACCTGATAGCTGTCCGAAATGGCGTGGTGTGCTTCGTCAATGATAATCGTCTGGAAGTAATCGGCAGGGAACTGAGCAAGGCGTTTCTGCCGCATCAGGGTTTGCACGCTGCCCACAGTGACCCGATACCATTGCCCCAGACAAGTTTGTTCTGCCTTTTCTACGGCACATTTCAAGCCGCTGGTGCGTTCCAGCTTGTCCGCTGCTTGTTGCAGCAACTCGCCCCGATGTGCCAATATCAACACCCGATTGCCGCTGCGAACTTCGTCTTCGGTGATTTTTGCAAAGACGATGGTTTTGCCGCAGCCGGTGGGCAGAACCAGCAGCGTGCGGTTTCTGCCCTCGTCCCACTCCCGATGCACGGCGGTGCGTG